GAGATTCTTTAGATACTCTACCTTGTGCTATAAGTGATTCTATTCTTTTCTTAGCATACTTTGTTTTCCATATATGCGTTAAAGCTTCTGTTGAGTTATCAAATGCTCTTATCAACTTATCTTCTTGTATTTGTTCTTTTAAATACTCTTTTGTATTCTTAAATAGTTCACTAAAGTAAATGCCTCTTGCGTGTTCTGATTTAATAAGTTTCTTCTCTATACCTAATTGACTATATGTAAATGCGTGGCTTCTATTTCTATGATCTCTTTTATGTGGTTGTCCACTTTTTTTCTTTGCTACATACCATTCAAAGTATTTTCTAGTATGGTTTTTCATTAACCATTGTTGTATAAGTTTTCTTGTTGATCTTTCTGTTTCAAATGATACTGAGCCTGCTGTCCAACCCATTTTCTTCCAGTGATCTAATCTATCGTATTGTGATAATGGTATTGTCTTTGTTTTACCATATAAAGATGTTGTTGTAACACCTACTAACTTATCACCATATTGTTTCTCCCACGTTTTCTCAATTGTATCTGATAAACATAATAATGCTAGTAGTTTACCACCTACTAAATTATAACCTAATGGTTGTACTGGAACAATTGTACTACCAATACAAGTATGATTAATCATTCTTTGTGTTTTGGCTTCTCTATCCCAACCAATATAATTATCTCTTGGTGTTAAATCTAAAAAGTCTGAGGACATACAAGTAACGCCTAGATACTTTTTTGTTTTTTTATCTCTTATAAGAAAGTATAAATTACGACCAATGTTACTATTGTTTTTCATTGTAGAAAGGAAAGTTCTTAATGTATTCCAGATGGCTGGTAATTTCTTACCTGTAACAGAATCTACTTTACCTTCGTTTTGTATATCAGTGTAAATAAGTTCTGGTTCTAAATTCAAATACTCCATTGGATCTTCAGGATTCCAAAAGTTGTTTTTTACTTCTTGTATGATGGCACCTTGTTCTGGATCGGCTAATGCTGGCCTGTCATCAAAAAAACTATTTGTTTCTATTGTAGGATATTTTTGATGTACTTCACACCATTTCTGATATAGTGTATATTCTTTTACATTCATAACAGACACAAAAGATAAGTCTTTAATCACTACATCTCTTAATTTGTCTGTGTCTATGTTTGGTATTTTATCAAGTGGATTAGAGTCTTGCCATTCTTTCCATTGATTTTCTATAAAAGGATCTAATTCTTTTTTAACGGCCATAATATAAGTATATACTAATTTGTTTCAAAAGTCAAATTATTCTTTACTTGGTATAAAATTTTCACTATGTTCTTGTTTTATAACTTCTTTTTCTGTCCATTGTAATGTTTTGCTTCTGTTTAAAGAGGCAGCACCTTTTGCAATACCAGGTTTTAGTTCTTTAATTTTGCCGCCTTTTTCTAAAAACTCTTGCATAAGTTTATCTCTTTCTTCTTGCGACATCTTAGGTTTATTATCTTCTTCTGTAAAACTAGCCATTTAACTCCTTTCTTCTTTTTTTCATTTTGCTTATTTCTTTTTGTGCTCTTTCATATGCTAAGTCTAGTTTTAATTTACTAGCCTTTTCGGTAAACAATCTACCTAACATATGGTCGTATTCGTGTTGGAATATTCTACTGAAATAACCATCAAAATGACCTTCTTGTAGAGCTCCATTTTCATCTTCAAACTTTGCCACTATTTTTTTAGGCCTTTTTATAGATAAAAATACAAATGGAAAGGTTAAACATCCTTCTTTAAGTAATATCTGTTCTTCACTGTTGTGTATAATTACAGGATTAAAACAGGCAACTTTCTTTCCCTTTTCAATTTCTGGATGGCCACCAAATACAAACATATTAAATGGTAACCCAACTTGATTGGCCGATAGTCCTAGGCCTCCAAATTTAAACATTGTATCAAACATTGTATTGACTAATTCTTTTCTATCTTTAAAGTCGTGTTCTTTTAACATATCATCATTGAAAGGTGCTATTGCTGATTGAACTCTTGGATCTGATGGCGGTATTAATTTTAATTCTTTAGGCATTTTGTAACCTCGTAAAGTTATGTTCTTTTTCGAACTTGATTATATTTGTAAACTTATCAAATAGTATATCACCTTTATGAGATATAATAAAGATATTTTCTTTTGGCATTGATTTAATAATTTTAAAGAAGTCATCTGTGCCTTGACCATCTAAACTACTATCAAATATTTCGTCTAGTACCAGTAAATTTGTATTGGTACTGTTTTTCATTTTAGCGATTGATCTCCACGTGAATAGTAATGCTAAGTCTATTCTCATCTTTTCTCCTTCACTAAAGTTATTGTAATTAAAAGTATCTCTATATCTACTCTTAACTGTTTCATTAAACTCCTCATCTAAATTAAACGATATAAAAAAGTCCATAGATTGTAAATATTGATTAATTAGTGTATTCATAATAGGTAAATACTTTTTAATAATTTTGGCTTTGGCACCTTTGTCGTTTAATATATCTCTTAGTATATCTACATATTGTTTATCTTCTGTGACTTTTGTTAACAATACTTTTGTTTCTTCTAATTCGGTTTTAAGTTTATTTAACTGTTCTTGTATTGTTTTACCATCAGTTTCTTTATTTTCTAATAACAATATTTCTTCGTGTATGTTATCGCTATATTTTTTTAAAGCCTCTATTGAAGTATTAATCTTTGCAACATCTACATTTAGTTCGTTTACTTTTTGTGATATTGAATTTAATTCATTAATATTTGTTTCTGTTTTAATTATTTCTGATAACAAGTCTTTTAGTCCTGCATCTAATTTGTTAATGGTTGTTTGTTCACTTGATATTTTATTTGTTTTTAGTTTATCATCAATAGATTGCGTACATTCAGGACATACATCATTCTTTTCAAAAAACTCCATTGTTCTTTTATGTTTTAATAAATTTGTTTCTATCTTAGCTTCTAACTTAGATAATTGATTTGCTTTTTGTGTATGTTTATCTTGGTCTTTTAAAGAATTTTTATACTCGTTAATTTGGTTATTTAATGTATTAATTTTATTTGTATATTCTAGTAAATCTTTATTGTTTTTTTCTATTATATTTTTTTTATAATCTTTGTCATTTATATTACGACCTTGTAATTCATTAAAGTGTTTTGTTTCTAATTCATATTTTGAAGTTATTAAATCACACTTATGTCTAATCTCGGTTATATTTTTTTGTAAATCTGATTGTTGGCTTCTTAATATTAGATCCATTAAACCAAAAACTCTTATATCTAATATTTCTTCTACAACTTCTCGTCTATATCTTGGTTTCATTTTCATAAAAGGTTCGTAAGAAGAAGAACCTAATATTACTACTTGTATAAAAGACCTATAGTTTAACTTCATTATATTGGCCTCTAAGTATTTTTGATAATCTATAGTTGAGGCGTCTTGATTTATCAAATCACCATCTGCATATATTTCAAACTTATTAGGTTTAATACCTCTTATTACTTTATAATTTTTTGTACCAACTGTAAACTCTACTGTTACCTCGGTGTCTGTGTCATTAATAGTATTAACTATTTGTTCTTTTTTAATTAATCTAAAAGGTTTATTAAATAGTACAAAACATAATGCATCAAGCAGTGTTGATTTACCACTACCATTTGTTCCTACTATAAGTGTTGTAGGCGCTTTGTTTAATTCTATTTCTATTGGTGTATTACCAGTAGATAAGAAATTTCTCCATTGAATTTTTTTAAATATTATCACTGTTCACTGGCCTCTACATATAATTGTTTGGCAAAAGTTTTTAATTTGGCTCTGTCTAAAGTTGTATCTACTTGGTCAATATAGTTACCTAAAAATGTTAACGTATCTTCTCCTTGATCTAGTATATTTTCTTTTACTGTTGAATTTATATCTGAACTCAAATCTTCTATAACATTTATCTCATATGCATTTATCTCGTTATGAAATCTATCTAATAGTTTATCAAACATATCACTGTCTGTTTTTTGAGATATAAACAGCTTAACATATGTGTTTTCATAATCACTTAAATCTTTTTTACTGTAATCTTCCTTTTTATCATCATATATAAATTTTTTAAACATAACTGCGGGATTAGGAACTCTTGTTAACTCTCTTGTTGTGGTATCAAATATATGAAAGCCTTTAGGACAATTATAATCAGACCAAGTAAGTTGATAAGGACAACCTAGATAATAAATTTGGCCATCATCAGATTTTTTATGAAAGTGTCCTGTTATTACTTTTTCAAATCTTTTAAATAAACTATTATCTAAACCTTGTTCATTTAGGTGGCCTTTGTGCATTTCAAATCCTTTTATTTCTAAATGACCCATAACTATTTCAGCCGTAGATTTGTCTATATGATGTAATGAGTCTTCCATATTTGTGTCACAAATCCAAGGTATAAACAATATATCTAATCCATCAAAGTTAATTGTTTCACAAGATGTATATACCTTTGCTCTTTTAGATATGTTTAGATTTTGTAAAGCATTTATTTCATTTGTGTTTTTATAATACGTATCGTGGTTGCCGATTATAACGTGTGTATCTATGTTTAATGAATCTACTTTATTCCAAAACTTTAATTTAAAATTATGTGCTGTATTATGATTGATAAATTTTCTTCTGTCTACCACATCGCCTAGATGAACTATGGTGTTGATATTATTTTCTTGTAGATAAGGAAAAAATATCTCATCATAAAATCTATTAAAATAATCAATAAACGCAGGTGAGTCATTTCTAGCTCCCCAATGCGTGTCATTTATTAACGCAATTTTCATACTAACTCAATATAAAATAATCTAATTTACCTTTACGTGTTCTTTTCTTTTTTCTTTCTTTTTCTTTTTTCATTTCTCTATGATGAGCAAGACTTTCTATTTTAGGTACTTCTTCTATTGGTAAATTTTTCTTTAAAAATTCTGTAAACTGATTATGAAATTCCCTATCTTCGCCAGGCTGTAATGCCATATCATCAAAATTAGAATCTAATAACATCTTATGTTTGATTGTTACTTGTTTCTTTTCTTTTTGTATTCTTCTTATAAATGCATAATATATAATTTGCGTAAAGTATGCAAAAGGATTATTTGATTTATCAGGATTAAAATTGTCTAAGTATTGTAAACAGTTTTCTATACCATCAGAAATCATATCATCTCTAAAAGTATAATTAATAAAATTTGGTCTATATGATAAGTGATTTGCTATTTTTAAAAAACAAGTACCAATATAATCCGGTACTCTTGGCTTTGTTATGCCTTCTTTAACCGATTGTTTGACTGTTTTTTTATATTCAATCATTGCGGCCAAAAAATCTTTATTACTTACGTAATGTTCTTTTGATTTTTTTGATGTTGTCATTATTTAAATATACTACACTTTGTGTTGTTTGTCAATCACTTATACAAAGACTATGAAAAAAATCGGTTCCAGGATGGGTTGACTTTATTCTTTTTATCCGTATAATGGGGGTGTTGCCTCTTTGATAAAGATTCTCCAGATTAGTGGAGTGTTTTCCTAGTATCTCTAAAATCGTCCCACAGTTCATTAAATTCATCATTATCTTCCTTGTTCAATTGTTCAGGTTCATAATCACCTTGTTTCGGCACTTTTATTCTATCATATTTTAAAGCTACATCTAAATAACTTTTGGTCATTTCTTCGGTGGCCATTGTTATAGTCACAATCTTATCTTTTGGTATAGATATGATTGTATCATTAGTATAGGCAGTCCATTTAATTAATGCGATATAATCTTTAAGACCTCTTGCTGTTAATTGAGATACGTATTTAATTTGTAACGGCCTATCAATACGTAATAGAGTAGACTTCTCTGGCAATTGATCTTTAGCCAGACGGCAAACAATGTCATCACCGTTAATTAGTTTTATTATTCTTATCTGTTCCATTGTTTAATTCTATGTTGTGTATTTCGTAGTTAAAGTTTTCGCTTGTGTATATATTTATTCTTTCTCTAAAGTGTTGGAGAGTGTAATTATCCTTACCATTATAAGAAAGATCATCTGATATATCGTAAAGAGTAGCAGAAGAATTATTATCTTTCAAACGAAGGCCACGACCAATAGATTGTAAATTACGAATACGAGATTTTGACGGCGATGCAAAAACAATATTGTGTAAATTTCTTATATTAATACCAGTACTAAACGTTCCGTAACTGGCGATTATAATTGCGTTATCTGATTTTTCAGTTATAAATCGTATCTTTTCTCTTTCTTCGGCTTCTACACCACCATAAACGAAAAATATTTTTCTATCTTCAGCTTTATTCTCTATGAGTTGTTTTAATATAACACCGTGTTTTTCTACATATTGAAATAGTACTAAAGAATTACCTTGTAAATTTAAACATAGATTACGAATATACTTATTTCTTCTTTCATTTGATACTAAGAAATCCATTTCTTCTTGATAACTCTTATCTTTTAAAAAGTGTTTAGAATTTTTATCGTGTTGAAGTATTAAACATATAATTTTCAAATCGGCCAGTTGTTTCTTTTCTTGTAATTCAGAAGTTGATGTAACTTTATTAACGACACCAAACAGACCTTCTAAAACTAATTTGTTTGTCTTAGTGCCATCTAAAGTACCTGTAAGACCTATTCTATATTTACAATCTTCTAGTTTAGTCATAATCTTACTTAAAGAAACGGCCTTAAATAAATGACATTCATCACCAATGACCATACCAAAAGATTTAAACCATTTTTTAGGCAAATTATATATTGATTGCCAAGTAGATATGATTACATTCTTATTTGTTTCTTTCTCGTGTCCTTGATAAATTTTGTGTACATACTTATCAGGATTCCAACCATAATCTTCAAAATCTTTATATAACTGTTCCACTAAAGAAGTAGTCGGAACAATAATCAATATTTTATTATTTGTTTTTTCTTTTAATCTCAATAGATTAAATCTTACTAATAGATAAACTATTAAAGACTTACCAGAGGCCGTAGGCGATAATAATAAACAACGATTCTTTTGTAAAGAGTGAATAAAGGCTTGTTTCTGATAATCTCTTAACTCCATTGGCACTTTTAATTTAGTTATAAATTTGTTTACTAGTGTTTCATCTACAGATATATCTTTTATCTTTGTACCATCAACAACTTGTATTTTATTATCTTCACACCATTTAACAATATAAGGATATAAACCGGCATAAATCTGGCCAGTTGCATAAGAAAATAATCTTATCTTACCGTCCCAAACTCTATTCCTAAATTGAGGTGTAAATCTATAACCAGGAACTTCAAAAGTAAAATACTCTCCTAAATCTCTACGTATAGAATCATCAGCTTCTATTTTTAGATAGACTTCGTTTTTCTTATCTATGATAATATATTTTGTGAGGGTCATTACACAGCGCCACTAGTGAATCTTCTCCATTCAATGGCATTTTTTATAGTGTATGTTCGATTAACCACAACTCTTAATGTTCTATCTAAAAAATCCACAACTGTAATTAAATAGGCCACCTTTTGTGATAATTTTTGTATATCAACATCTGCTTCTAAATATTTGTCAATATCTGTTCGCATAATTTTTAAATCAAAAGGTTTGGCTTGATACACACTAGGGTCGGCCTTACCAGTATAATATTCCCACTTATCACGTTTAATAGTTTTTAATTCATCTTCAGTACGTGTAAGAAGTAATTTAAACTTAGTATAATGTTTCATATACTTGTTATGTAATTGTGGAGTTTTTAATGATTCTAAATCTAATTCAGTATCATTAATTTTAAGGTCTTTGTCTGCTTCTAATTGTAATTGTTCTAAATCCATAATATAATTATATCACAAAACTATCTAAAAATCAAGTCTAGGTGGTAATCTTAGTTGCTGTTGGTGAATTTACATTTGCAAAGTTGTATATACTATATTTAAAAACAACGTCAACCGTTAGATAATTAACATCTGTGGCCTGTTGATTGTACTGTAATCCTCCTAAACTAATAGGAAATAAATCTTTAAATCTTACTTCTACCACAGGATTGTTCTTGTTTGTAAGTACCAATAGGGTTGCGTCGGACAATGCGGCCCCTTGTGATGGAGCAGGGTACCTTACTTTTCCTATCTCACTGCTAACAGAAGATTTACTAGTAGGAAATCTATCTTTTCCTGCTTGCATTAGTGTATCATAATCGCTGTATCCATCAGGAAATCCTAGGCCAACTAACCAACCGTGAATTTCTTGGTAGTTTTCTAAATTCTCATCTATGATAAATGTCATTTGTAAATCTTGATATTTAAGTTTTTCACCAGGATGAGGTATGTCTTTTAATGGGGTTTGTTGTTCTACATAGTTAATACTGATACCAGGAATATTAATAGCTGTACAAAAGTATTCTACTTTTGGTAACTTAATAATATTAAATTTAAATTGTGTTGGGCTGGCGTAATCCAGTTTTGTAGGTTGTCTTGAATATGAGTTTGTGGTAGTCATATTAATATTTAGGCATAAAAAAAGGAGGGTTTTTTAGGCCCTCCTTTTTAATCATTTGTTCAAAGAACAAACTGATATTACATCAAGTTAATAACTTGTACTTTTCTGTAGTATCTGTTTGCGTTAGCAGTTCCAGCACCATTGATAATCGCAGTTGCAGTTGAAGCACCAGCTTCAGCAAATGGATTTGCTTGTATACCGTAACGTGTTTTGAAACCAATTTTTGGTTGGAACGAGTCTTGACCAACAGCTCTCACCATTTGTAGTGGAACGTATGGACAATAGAATATTCCGGCATCATACTGTGATGTACCTTTATATCCTACAACGAAGAATTGTTTAGCTGCTTGGTTTGCAGAATACGGATCGATATAAACTTTATATCTACCATTTAGTACTCCAGCAAAAGTGTTACCTGTGTCATCTACATTAAGATTATTGTTTAATGCAGGTGTATAGTCTAACACGCCAGCCATTTGTAAAGCAGAAGCAACGTCTGATGAAGTTATCAGAATGTTACCTTTTCCTCTACGTGTTCTTTGTGCGATAAAGTTTGCTTCTCTTTCAACTTGGAACATTAAACCTTTGAAACGTTCTACGGACCATCTTCCGTTTGAATCTGTATCTAAGTCAAATACGCCAGCTGTTGTAGTAGAAACTTGAGCGCCGATTTCTGAATTGATGTAAATAGTTCTTACAACTTCTCTATTGATTTCCGCAAGGATTTCAGCAGATAGAATATTTGCAAGTTCTGTTTCAGCATCTAAACCATGGATTGCTTTTAAATCTTGTGCAAGTTCCATAGTGTATTCAGCTTTAAGAGCTCTTGATTTAGCAGTTACAGTCGATTTCTCGATTGAAAATGCCATTTCAGCAAAGCTATTTTGTTCTCTATCACCTAGTGCTTCAGCAGCAGCAGTTGTCATTCCTGTACCAGTTGTATAAACTCCTGGTGAAGCGTCATTTAATAACGCTGGGTTAGTTCCTGAATCAGCAGTAGTTGAATAACCACCAATTGATGAACCACCTTTATTTCTACCAGAGTAATCAGTATCAGCAGCATCAAATAATGCTTCTGTAGCTGACGCCTGTGATATATATTTTGCTCTCATAGCGAAGATCAGTCCTGTTGGACCAGTCATTGGCTGTACGCCTGCTATGTCGTATGCGATAAGATTTGGCATTGCTCTTCTTACTAAAGAAATTAGGATTGGATCCCAATTTTGTATAGAAGTTGCATCAGTGCTGTTCATTGGAGCAGCTTCTGACATAAATGCTCTATCTTCTCTTAGTGCTCTTTCTTGGTTTTCCAAGATAACAGCAGTAACCGCTCTTTTATAACTATCCGTAACTTTTGGGAGTTCTGGATGTTCAAGGACCGGTGCCCACTTTTTAACTAATTGTTCAGATAAGTACATATCTTTTTTATTCTCCCTTTATTTTTTAAGACCCAATTTAATGGAATCTTTTGTTTTTGTGATAGCGGCCGTGTAAGCAGTCATAGCGTTTGACAAATCTACGTGAGTAGTTTCGCCTTCGGCAACGTTATCTATTTCACTTTTAGATGAAATCTCTTTTGTTGAAAAGTAAGACTCTTTAATAGTCGATACTTTTTTCTTAAACTCATCAGCATTAGAATATTCAATTTCTTCAGCTAACTTATTAAACTTTTCTTTATTAGTATCTGTCAAGTCTTTAGATACAGCATCTACTATATCTTGTCTTGTAAGTTTACCAATTTCAGAATTTAATTTAACATTGTTCTCGATTTGCTCGTTCAATTTTTTGTTAAGCTCTTCGATTTTTGAAGCTTGATCTTCTAACACGTCATATTTTTCGTCTGGTACATTTATGTAATGATCTTCAAATAATTTTTTAAGACCAGTGATAAAGTCCTCAGCGATTTCACCTTTGATACCTCGCTCAACAGCAAGTTCGTTTGATTTCATCCATTCCTCAACAACGTAGTTTAGGTATGAATCTACTTTTTCAACGAGTTCTGCTTTTGTAGCATCAATATTTTCTTTAAGTTTTTTAGCGTAACCATCTTCGATTTTTTGTTTTTCTACTTTCAATTTTGATTTGATAGCAGCTTCAAAAATAGTTGCAGCTTTTGCTTTAAATTCTTCAGTTAATTTTTCATCTCCGATTAATGCTTTCACATCATCAGAAACGTCAATAACTTCTTCTTTTTCAGCTTCTTCAACTTTTAACGTTTCGCCTGGAGTTGCAACTTTAGTAACACCAGCTTCTGTGTCTGGTTTTTTACTAGCGTCAACATCTGCAGCTTTTGCGTTTTGTGCGTCAGAAACTTTTTTGTTATTTTTTGTAGCGTCAGGATTGCTGTCAGTTGCTTTCACAACCGCTGCCCCTAAATCTTGTGCTTCGTTAGAAAGCTTAGTAGGTTCAGCTGCTACAGCATTCTTCTTTGGAGCATCAGCAACAGTGTCTTGTTCTACTATTGTTTCTGCTTTGACTTCTACTTGTTTTTCTGTAGCCATTTGAGAAATCTCCTTTATATTAATTGCAATTAAAATATCTCTCTTTTAATAATGATATTTATAATTTGTTGATTTTCTATTATAATTTACTTAAAAAATCCTTGAATACACTAGCCTTTTTCTCTGCTAAATCAAGTCTTTTTGTCTTAATTAATTCTTGTTTCCAAGATTCTACATCTTGTTCTATAAGAATACCGTTGTTCCATACCCATTCTTTTGTTTCCATAATGCCTTGTACGAAGGCCTCCGGAGCAGATGGGTCTGCCACAATGTCAGCGGCCGTTGCTAAGTAAAAATCTTCTCCTACAAAGTTTTGACCGTTTTTTTGTACTAAGGAACCCATACCTCTTGATGACACGCCTAGTTTAGCGCCTTCATCTATAAGACTTTTTACAATCTTACCGTATGGAGTGTCCATAATTTTTGCTTCACCTATGAAATTTTTTCCTTCTGGATACAACTTCTTAATCATATGTGATACTCTTTCTAAGTTCACAGTTGGTCCTTCTGGATGGCCTAATTCGCCGAATGCTCTATTTTGATTGATAAATTCTTTGTTATATCTTTTGACTTCTTTCATTAAAACGCCGCTTGGATAAACTCTACCATTACGGTTCTTAATGTCTGCTTGTAAGAATATACCCTTAATTGAGTAATTTTTCTTACCGTCTTTTTCTTCTACGATATACGTAGCGTCGTTAATTTCTTCTCTTATAAGTTTCATAGTTCTCTCTCTTACTATTTATAATTATCTAAACTCTATTACTAAAGAATAGTTATCACCTATTGCAAAGTTTTTAGTTGACAATAATACATCACCTGTTGGCGTGGTTGCATTATTTGGTATCTCATTACCAGCTGTTCGAAAATCAAAAAATCCTTGACCTGAAAGTAACAATGCTGTAGCATCTGTTACACCGTCCCATTTTAATTCAACTGCTGATTTAGCATTAGCTGTATTTACTGAATAATAAACCTTACTGATTTTTCTGTTACCATCTTCAGTCATAAAAGTAGTGTTTGAAGCATCTACTTTTAGTACGTCAGTTTCACCTGTACCATCAGATAAATTTGTTAATTTAACCACAAATTTTACACCTGATGTATCAGTTATTGTTTGCGTTGTAACTATGTCTGCCATAATTTATTATGCGTTTTCAGCAAAACCTATTTTTTGTAATGTTAATAAAACATATCCTGAAGCAGCTACTGTAACGGCCTCAATATCACCGCCTGTTGCACCTGCGTTTGTAGCTGTATTTTTAATTACAGCACCGTAATAAGCATTTGAACCTGTAACGTCAATTGCTTCTACGTCGCTTGATGAACCTTTAAATTGTAATTGAACACGACCCACAATACCGTGATTGATATGTGTAATGTGCAATTTTGCACCGTTTGCGTGGTCACTCAAAGCACTTGCATCAACAGCGGTTGCAGTAGTAGCAGTATCGTTGTCAAAGCTTAGTAATACTTTGGCGTGTGTTTTTGTATCAGATAAAATCTTTGTAAATGTTGCCATAGTTCCTTTAAACTCCTATTTGTTCTTTTATTTCTTTGTCAAAATATTTTTCAATATCTTCTTTTTTTATATTACGAGATGCCACAACTTTTTCTATGGCTTTATCAAATCGTTTTAACACGTCTGTTTGTTCCGTTTCAATTAATCTATAAATCTCTTTAATCGCTTCTTTCATAACAGGCGTTAATTCTTTGTAGGACTTTGAATCCAAAAGATTAGTTTCTCTTAAAATATTACTAATTTTTGGTTTCATCACCAACTGCGTTTAGTTTAGCCGCTGTTTGTGCAAAAGGTTCAGCAATCTCTGGTTTTGGTTCACTGTGTGCTTCTGCTTCAATTTGTCCTTGAAACAATACACCAGCTAATTCTTTTCTTCTTGCCTCTAATGCATCTCCAACTTTATCTCTTAAAGCATCTTTAAATGCTTCGCCAGCTTCAGCTGCTTGTCCTAATGACAATTTGTCAATAAAATTTTTAACTTGTTCACTCATTTTTTCTCCATTTGTTATATTTATAATAAAGTTTCAGTTTTCTTAGGCGCTCCCGTATCATCAGGAGGTGAAATTCCCTCTTTACCTATCTGTTTATCTAAGTCTTTAATCTCTTTTTCAGACTGTTTAAAAACAAATTTTCTAATATATTCTTGTGAAAAATACTTACCTACATACTTTTCTAAACCATCAGCCAAAGCAACACGTTCTTTTAACATTTCACTTTCTTTTAATTCAGCAAAGTGACCGTCTTGTAAAAAGTCATATTGAATATTAGATTGTATTACAGGCCAATCTTCTATAGATATTACACCTTTTAATACTAATTGTGTCTTTAAAAAATCATTAAAGAGTTCAGTAAATTTCTTTCTTAATCTTTGAACAAACTTAGTAAACTTTAATTCATCTCTTGTAATTTCTGTAGAACGGCCCATACTAAAACCTGTAGCTGGTTCTAATCTACTTACTGGTACATTTAAAGAACGATAAAGTTTCTTTTGGAAATATTCTATGTCGGCCATTTCTCCTAAATTTTGGCCACCAGGTAGAGTAGTAATATCTGTTCCTCTTCCACCTTCTCTTGTTGGTAACCAATAATCTTCCAACATATTCATATAACTTCTATCGTCCCTAATTTCTCCTGTGTTGGCATCATAGACAAGTTTATTTCTATAACGTGCCATTACATCTCTTAAATATTGTTCTGCCTTTTGTTTAGGTAGATTACCAACATCTATTTTGAAAATTCTTCTTTCAGGTGCTCTTGCTATACGATAGATAACAACAGCATCTTCAATCATACGTAATTGATTTACTGGTTTAATTGCCTTATGTAAATAAGACAATATCATATTTTTGTTTTGATCTACTAGACCTGAAGAACAGAAAGCAATTGTATCAGCCGCTATTCTTACTCCTGAACCTGATGTTGAACCTGCAACACCCTTTTCATTAAACATAAAGTATTCTTCGTAATCATTTGTAAGAGATAAATCTACAGTGCTTCTCATCTTCTTAAGCTCTCTTACTTTTTTAATTTTTCTAGGATCAATATAACGTAATTCAGTTATACCGTTTTTAGGTGTTTCTCTATCAATAATCTTTTGATAAAATATTCTACCATCTACATACCATCTTTTAAATATCTCAAAACCTTTTGTACTAAAATTCATTAATTTAAGTACGTTTAAAAATTCTTCGTCTATTCTTCTTTTGACTTCGTCACCAAAAGGTATATTTTCTAATGTAACTCTTACAGAATCTTTTTCTTCACTAGAAACAATTGCTTCGTTGCAAATATCTTCTATTGCTTGGTCACATTCTGGATGTAATGAAATTTCTCTATATCTTCTTACAAGGTCGGCTTCGTTCTTAGCCGTTCCTTCCATATCAAGATACGAACCAAAATATCCTCCAGCTGCAACTGTTGTTGTGCCGTCGTCTGCTTGAGGTGTTGTAAAGTTTTGTTTTGGGTCTTGTTCTTGCTTTTTACGAGTTATCGAAAAGCCAAATAAATCCGCCATAATTTATATCCTTATTTCATTTCCTGTAGGGTTGAGAAGTATTTGATGTTGTGTTTCATAATAATATTTATAAGTCTAAAAAGAGCCGCTTTTAAACGGCTCTTCTTAATATTAACTACTAAGTAGTTGTATTTGTTTCAAAGTATTGATAAGCAAAAGTTACAACAAACTGTTCAATCGCTGTTTGTTCGTCATATGTTAAATCAATAGCGCCGATTTCTTTTGGAAAAGCACCTCTTAGTGTATATGATTTAACAGTATTACCGTTACGATCTAAGTGGTCAATAAATGCGTCCACTTGATAGTCAGCAGGATTTGTTAATCCTTCATTGTCTGTCATGTTGTTGATACCATTCTGCCATCTTTCAAAAGCATTTCTTACTTTGAAGTTTGTATCGTTATAAACTGTAACGGTCCAATCTGCAAATGTTCTATCTCCTGCAATCTTAATTGATCGTCCTCTAAACTTAACGTCAACTTCACCGATTGTCATAGCAGGTATAGAAGTTGCTCTGCATAAGAAAGCCAGATCTTCTATTTCGCCACCAACTTGAGCGTAACCAGGAAAAGGCATTACTACCTTAAACTGATTGGCACGAGCGCCTCCGCCAGCAAGTTTAGCTTTGAAGTCATTAATGTTTGCCATTTTTTATTCTCCTATTCTAAAATTACCCAGCTACTTCTTCAAAAGAAACGCCAGTTCTTGTTGCTACAAATTGTAAAGTAATGAAGTTAATGCTTCTAGCAGGTTTTACAAAAATCTCCGCTATAAATTCATTTCTATCAATTACTTCGCCTGTGTTATTCGTTTCATCACACACTACTAAAAAGTCTGTGATACCACGTCTGCCTTGTACCTCTCGTAAGAATGGTTCAACGATATTTCTAAAGTTTGCTCTAGTAAACTCGTCATTAAATTCAAACAATTGGAATTTAGAAGCAGTAGAGATTGCTTTTTCTAAAACTATAAACAATCTTCGTACATTGATTCTATCAAAAGCAGATGGAGCACTTAATCCAGTTTTATCACCAAACAGAACAGTGCCTTGGCCGGGGAATGTTACCACAGCGTTAACTCTATTTCTGTATAGATCATCTCTTTGTGTTTTATTTGGATTGAAAGCTAACTTAACCGCACCTCTAATAGTACCTCTATTAAAGCCAGCTGGTGAATACCAACTGTCGGCAATTAAATCAGTTCTTGCTGATAAACCAGCAATATCTCCGTTTAACGGTACAAATCTGTACACGTCATTGTATCTGTCATACTGATATTTGTAACCACTGTCAAATACAACATAAGAAGAAGAACGTATTGAGTTATAAAAACCTACTACGTTACTTGTTTGTGTATTTGCGTTTGCTACGTTAACAACATCAGATCTTTCAGGTGATACGAAAGCAACTGCATCTTTTCTATCTTCTGCAATTGATATTACGTTATCTACGTGAGTAGCATCTCCTGGACCAGCAATAATTAAACCTACATCCACTGTTTCAGAATCTAGGAATTTTTCATATGCTGTTTTCTTTTGTGCAATTGTAACAGCTGAACCATTAGAACCACTTTGTAAAGAAGTTAATGTTGGTGTTGCTACTGCTGTATAAGTTGTACCTGATGCAGTATTGCCCCAGTTTGTTCCGCCTGCATTATGATCCATCCAATAAACATATTTTGATCTTGTCTGTATTACTGTTGGATAATAATTTGTATCACCTTGAGGTGATTTTGCGTCTGAAGCTTTAGAAAGTTTAGAATAAACTTCTAATACTGTATTTTGCGTACCTGAAATTCCACCATCTTCATCTACTACTATTACGTGGATTTCATCATTTGATCCACCTTTTGAAGTAGCGTATGGCGAAGTTCCTGGAGCGCCATCAACTTGATCGTAAAATTTCCATCTACGTCTTATGTTACTGTTTACAAGCACATCTCTTTGTAATCCACCTGTACCTGAAGGATGTCTTACTATTGTGATATTGTTAACTGATTTTGCAGTAACTCTATACTCGTGACCGTCGTTGTAATCACTTGTATTACCTGTAGTAGAAAAATTAATAATATCACCTATGGCGATATTTGTTCCACTTGTAACTGCTACTGTAGTTGCACCTGCTGAAGCAGCTGTACCTAAAGTTGTTACTACTGTTGTTTCGTATGCAGCAGCTGAAGGACATATAGAAACAAGTAAATTGTTTCCCCAAGCGCCTGCTGTTCTAGCAGCCCACTCGCCAACTGATCCTTGGCCTGTTGCAAAGTTATTATTATAGTCTGTTTCGTTCTTTATAACAAACGTACTGCCTGAAGCAGTTGCATTTGATAATGAAGAATTTTGTGCTCGTACTACTCTTAATGCGTTAGAGTATTGTAAAAAATTGGCAGCACTAAAAAAATCCTCAAAGTTATTTGAGTCTGGCTTACCAAACGTTTCTACTAACTCTTGTTCACTAGAAAGCGTTATGATTTCATCTAACGGACCTTTTCTAAACTCTCCTGCGAAAGCACCAACTGACGTTGATACTGCTGGAATAATTCTTGTTAGGTCTCTTTCTTGTACGAGAACGCCTGGTGATACTTGAAATGCCATTCGGTTTTCTCCTTTTTATAAATTAGCTAATTGTTTCATATAGTCCAACTGTCGTATTATTCATACGCCCATAGTCAAAATTTCATATACATCTATTTATAAAATGCGTATTTTGTACACATTACTCACCTTTTCTGACTACTGGATGCCACGTTTCTCCATACTCATCTTTAAAGGGCTTATCTTCTTCTGGCGTACCGTCATCTATAAAACCAAAGGGAGCCATATCCTGTTCTATTATATTGGCCTGATCCTCATATAGTTTAGAACGTACATCAGAATTACTTAATTCTTTGAAATAAGGTTGATTAGATAACCAACCAAATATAATAAGACAAGTCATTAAATCGTCATTACAACCTTCTTCTGCTTTCCAAGAATTGTGTTGACGTGAAAAAGTAGACATTTCTTCTATGATATTAAAATCATTTATAACTATTTTATCTGCTTCAATAATAGTCTTTAAATTAGAACAACCTATTTTTTTAATTTGTTTAGTCATACGAATACCTAACTGACTGCCTCTACCACTGAAGGCCGTACCTAATACTTGGCCAGCTCTACCTCTTTGTGTAGTCATCAATAGATTGTCATACTCTAAATCAAATTGTAATGCATCTGATATTTGGCCACCTATATCATTTACTTCAATCAATGTATGAGCGTGATTATAACCTTTTATAGTTTGTTCGATTACATTCGGAAAAACTAAAGGTTTAATTTCGTTGTTACGGTATTTGGCCACAACACGATAAGGCATTTGTGTTACATCAAATACAATAAAGGCCGAATAATCTTTTGCAAGACCTCTTGACACGTCAACAGTACAAACATATATTTTTTCTTTATTAGGTTTTTCAAATATATCTAAACCGCCTTGTGACTGTAAAGGTTTAATATAAGGTGTAGATTTAATTTTTGTAGGACTAATAAGAGTATCTATTGAACCTAAAAATTCACACTCAAACTCCTGTTGGAATTGTTCAGGACTTGTATTTCGTATTGTTTCTTGTTTCCACTTTTCATCTCGGCCTGGAACTTCTGACCAATGCACTTCAACAGGAACATAATCGTTTTGTTTATTCACGGCATCTGTCCATAACTTATAATACATATTCATACCGTGAGGTGTAGAAACAATAATCATCTTTGTACTTTTACCAGAAGAAATTGTAGGAAAAACTGAACTAAAAAATTGTTCTGCAATAGTGGCTGGTACGAAAGCAAACTCGTCTAAGAAGATTATATTATAAGAACCTCCTCGTATTGCACTTGAAGAAGTTGCAGCGGCCACGACTTTACTACCATTCTCTAATTCTATATTACCTTTGTTCCAGTTTAATACACCTTGTTGTAAAAACTTTGGTATATTCTCATAGGCCAATTGTAAACGGCCTAATATATCTCTTGCTGTAGATGATTTGTTTGCAAGTATGGCAACGTTAGTATTTGGATTAAACAGAACATAATGTAATAGATATGAAACAATTGTTGTTGATTTGCCTGACTGTCTTGGTAATTTACATATAGTAAAACGGTTGTTATGCATAGTGCCAACCATTTCTTTTTGAAAGTTATACATTTTGAAAGGCACTAAACCTAAATCAAGTGAAACTATCTTTACATAGTTTTGTATAAAATACAAAGGGTCTTTAGAACATTTTTCAAATTCTAAAATTTGTTCTTGTGTAAACTCTACAGGTACGTTTACTTTTTTAAGATTCGGATTACCTAGATAAACTTCACTCATTAATTATAATTCCTTCAATATGTGTATACCCTAATTGTATTGCGGCCTGTATTCGTTGACTGCCTTTCCACACACTATACTTCTTTTCAACAAAATTAACACCATTCGCACCTAATCTTAAATTTTTAGATTGTTCGTGTTTCATAATCTCAATAGGTTCTATCATATCTTCACCATTTAATAACTCTTTTAAAGGAGTCATTCTATCTATATAAGTTAAATCACTTATTCGAAATATCTGTTTCTTCGGATTTAATGATTGTGCTTTTAATATTTTCATTTTCTCTTTTCAACATTTTTTGTAATTCAGCCGTAGAACCTACAAACAAAGCATTTTTAATATTTTGATTTGCAGTTTTAGGTAAGTCTTTTAAATCTTTTAATTTCTTTTGTAAATCTTGTAACTTATCAACTGTTTGTGCAACGTTGGTAATTAATTGGCCTGCTACTTCGTATGCTCTTGGATGTTGGCCTTCTTTTGCAATTTCTAATATACCTTCAATTGCTTCTTGGCCTTTTTGTATAAGGTCATAATAATTATCTCTACTATATTTGTAGTCGTTGTCTACATCAGATTTATTTGTATCTTCTATTCTAGGAACAGGAGGATTATTTACCTTAACTATAGATTCTAGTGTAGGTTTATTATCAGGTTCTATGCCAAGTATCTCGTTTACTTTATCTTCTAGTTTTGTCATAATTAAACATCAGTATCAGTCGTAGGGTTATATTTCTTACTATCAGTGTAAGAAGTAATTGTTGTTGTAAATCCAAAATCATCATCTGCATCCGCCGTTGTTGGGTCTGGTACGACCACAATTCTTTCTTCTCTTTTTGCCGTTGTTGTGTCTGTATCAGTGTAAATATCTGACTGCACAGTTTTAATAACACCTTGATTGGACATAGGCCCAAACAAATATGTTTTGGCAGTAAAGTTTAAGGTATATATAACGGCCCTACGAGTCGTAAAATCGCCACTATAACTATCTTCATAAGATACACTATTTAAAATTATAGGTATATCTCTTTTTATATTCATCTCTGGCAAAACGTTTACTGTAATCGTATAATCAGGTTGAAAGAAAGGTAATATCTGTTCTATAATTTGTAGACCATTTTCAGCTGTAGCTGTAAATGCATATAGATTTAAACTTATATTATAAGGTACAGGAACATAATTAAAATTATGAACTTCTCCTGATTCACCAGCTTTAACTTTTTTAAATTTTTGAACTCTTGTTAATTTTCTTGTAGCGTCATATGCTAAACCAGAAATTTCAAATCCTAATCTAGGCAATGTAATCGCAAAACTACGATCATCTAAATCTGGTTTTTGGTCAAGTCTAACTAAGAATTTTTCTTTTGGTGCATAGGCTAAAGGTACCTTTAATCTTTTAGTTACGGCACCTGTGCTTGAAGTTGATTGAATAACAATGTTATTAAATAATTGACCAAATGCAATTATTATCTTTCTCATTCCTTCGTTGTAAAAAAAATTACCAAACATTAGTCAATTTCTCCAAATGGGTTTCTTTCTGTAAAGTCTAATATATCATCAGTTACAGATTGAGTATCAAAGCCAGCTTCTGTATCTAAATCTAAATTATCCGCATAAGTAGATTGAGTGGCTACTGTTGTAGTTATTACTTCTTCGTTGAGTAAGAAATTTGCTTGACCTGATGACTGATCTTCTTCTAATTGTAAAGAACCAATTTCATTCTCTAAAGTAAATCTATTTAATAAAAGGTTTAAAGAGTAATCAGTTTCTTTAGCATCTATTTCAGCAATACCTGTATTTAATTCTTCTGAACTATACTCCCAACGTGTTACTCTTAATTTATAAACTGGTAGATTGCCTAATTGAAAAAATGGTTCTTGGTCCTCTACAAATTGTATTTCAAAAAAACTATTCATTAAAGGAAAATATATAATATCTCCTTCATTAGGACGGCCTTCTACAATCTGTGTCATTGGATTATCCACTTGACTTTGCCAACTTCTTTTCGCAATAACAAACGTTGTATCTTCTCTTATTTCTAATCCAAACTTATTAATTAATTCTCTTTGACCTGCAAATCCTTCAGACGTTTCAAAATACATTTCAATTAAATAACTATCATCAAACTTACTAGATGTATCTTCGCCTAATATTAAATCTCTATTAACTAATGTTCTTGGTAAATAATAGACATCGTGGCCATATATCTTTAAGCCTTCTACAATTAAATCTTCGTAAAGTGTTTTTTCAGCTTGATTGCCAATACCTTGGCCGCCTTGAAAATAATGATTTACTGGCATAGTTTTAACCTACTAAAAATGCTGGTGCTATTTCAAAACTATCTCTTATTTCTTTTTCTAATTTTTCAATATCTGTTTGTGCGTCTGTAAAGATTTTCTCTCCATTTAACTTTACACCACCTATCATTGTAACTCCATCAAACTTACTTAAATTAGCACCCCATTGTTTTTTAAATAACGCTGTTGTATATCTTTTTAACCATTGGTCGTTAAATACGTCTGTATATGTTGCTGGATCTAATTTACGATAACAGTCAATAACTAAAAATTCTCCAACTTGTAAATCATTAACCCAATCCATATCAATATATAATCTATTATCGTGTTGTTGAAATCGTATAGGTTTTATACCTACTAATATTTGATCTAAGAAATCTAAATGTCTTAACACCATATCATAGTTAATAATTGATGTTGAACCAAAATCGTAAAGGTCATTTAAACGTAATTGGTATCTTACGTCAAACATATTCATACTAGCTTTATCTGAAAATGGAAATATATTCGTTACACCAATAACTGTTTCAGGAACTATTAAAAAATTGTTTCCTTCATACCAAGTAGATGAAACGGAATTCTTAGTGGCCGTTTCTGTTGAACCTAAAGACGCTTGTAATCTTTGTTTATCAGCATCCGTAACTTGATACTTTAAATATGTTCGTCTAATACCATCATAATGATATTGAGCATAGAATTGTAATGCTTCATCCAGTCTATCTTCTAACTGGTCGTCATCAGCGTTAATCTCTATAACTGGTTTTCCTAATGCTCTTAAAGCATATTGCTTAAGTGTTTCTCTAGTAGATGGAGTTGCCATACTTACTATTTATAATAATAGAATTAGAACTTATAACGAATAGTTGCTAATAACTGTGGGTTATAATCTTTATATACGCCTGTAAACACTGAAGTTTGTTCTTTATCGTGGTAATACAAACCAAACTCTAAACCAGCTCTTTTATCTGGTCGTTTGTGTTTATCATCTTCTGTATGTATATTATAAACAAGTCCATAATAGTTACCTGTAAATCCTAGGTCATCATTTTCTGTTCTATGAACAGTACCATAAATTTTTTCATTAAAACTATACAACACACCATAGTCATATCTGTTCTTATCAGCAAAACCTGTATCTTTATCGTCCCAAACTTCTGCACCCCATATTAAAGGAATATCCCAACGATATAAACTGCCACCTAATGACCAGCCTTGTTGTGTTCTTTCATTAAAACTAGAAACACTTGTTGAACTTTTTGGATTTTTAATTTGCATATAAGATAAATCAGCATAACCAAAGAGTCCTACTGTTGCACTTGTGTATAAAGCATCTCTTTCGTTATCCCAACCTACAACTAAACCTAGAGGTAAATCATTTCTTAATCTATAAGAATCAAAATCAAATTGGTCGTCCCAATTAAAACCTCCAACAGCAAGAACTGTTTTCTCTCTATGATCTATCCTTGAATTTGTTTGTGTAATAATTAATGGTGCACCTATTTTTGGTGTCTTTGCAAAACCTAATCTTTGTGCATCTGTTTCACCAAGATATAATCTGTAATAGTCATTACCAAATCCCATTTGTTTTTCTTGTACCGTATTATTTAAAGTAGTATCAAGTGAATAATAAGTATCGTATAACATTGAAGCGCCAGTCCAATTTACATAATGATTATTAAACTTATGTGTAATGCCTATTTGCAATTCAGCTCTTGAGTCTAAACCACTATCGTAAGTACGGTCATCATAATAAGCTTCAACTTCACCTGTGATAAAAAGGCCCTTAGGTATTGATAGTTTGTTTGATTCTAATTGACTAATTCTTTTTTCTAATTCAGATATTTTCTTTTCATCTGCTTTTACAATTGAAGTTAAAAGTAAAGCAATTAAAAATATTATAATAACTGCAACATATTGTATTGTCAATTTCTTATCTAATTTCATATTAAGTATTTATCTTTGGAAAAAGATGGTCTCTATTAAAGGCTATTACATCTTCTTCTTCTAAACCTAAAGATAACATAACTCTAGGTGTATGTGGGTTTTGTTGTTGATATTCACAGTAGTAATTCTGTGCCTTTATAACATCTTCTTGTTTCGAGTCATTTTTAAAGTTAACAATTTTATCTAAGTAGTTATGTAAATTACTTTCGGCCATTGTTGTGACTTGGAACAATTCTTCTTCTGTTTGTATATTACCAGCGGCAATCATACCACCACTAAAGATGGCCTTTGCCCAATCTGGTAACTCTCTCTCTTTACTCGGTTTATACCATTTTGTTTCATTGATAAACCAATTCGTTAGTGGGTGTTCTTTTTTAAGTAATGGTGAAAAATCGTGGAATGCACCTGTTACTTTATTCTTACCTGCAATTACATCAAATCCATATATTGGGCCACCATTTGTAAGACCAGGAAATAAACAAACGTGCATCATCCAAAGACCTTTTGTTTCTCTGGCATCAACCACGTCAACGTGTGCTCGTCTTATGTTATCATTTTTCCAGGTTCGGTTAACCCAACCTTCTTTATTAAATCGTTTCATACCTTCTTCAAAGTATTCTACACAATTTAAATCTAATATGTCTATGATATTATTCTTGCACTGTATAAGATTTTCCCAAATCATTCATCTCCTTAAATAATTCTGTAGCATATTCAAAACATAATTTAGCTTCAGCAACCACGTTTACTTGATAGGTGTTCATATAGTTATTAATAATTTCTCTTACGACTCTTTTTGTTTCTTCTGGTTTTAAAAACACAAGATATGTATTAGGGCCAGGAGTTTTTCTTTTTATCATTTGTCCACCATATAAATCTCCCATATGTCTTACATAGATATGTGCATATAATTTCTCTGGATCACTTTTAATTGTATCTAAGTGATAAACGTATCTTAATGTACTATCTGTGATGTAAGGTTTTTCTGTTTTGTTCCACAATGAACGAACATCGTGGTCTATTTTTTGAGCTCTGTCAAGGCCAGGTGTTTGTCTAAACAGGCCGTTTTCAAAAGCGTACTTTTCTAGTGTTGAATAACACTGCAATAGATTAAACAAATATGTGGCATAAAGGTCTGGTGTTATTTGACCAGACATAAGAGTTTGAACAAAAGGTTGAGATTCTGCTTTTTTATGTTCTTCTAAAGTAAACTCTTTTATATCATTCATAATTATGATCTATATATTTTACCAACCATATTTTTTCCAAAATTCTCTTATTTGAGGATAATTTACATTAAAACTTTGACTTAAAAGTTTTCTTGTAATCGTTTGTTCTTTTTGAAATTTTTTATCGTTTGCTTCTTCAATAATTTTGAAATCAGGTTCTTCTTTTGGTATTAATATGAATTGAGCTACAGGTGTGCCAGCGGTAATCGTATGGTGTCCTTCTAAACTATGCCAAAATATAGGAACAGTACCTATATCGGCAATACCTAATTGTGATTCATAAATGCCACTACAAACAGTAAATCTCCAATCATCTAAAAACATAGGATGTAAAAGTAAAAGTTTATAACCTTTTGGTATTCTTGCTGCCCAAGGTAAATGAAATTTAACAATTTTTTTCATTGTATTTTTAGGCCAGTTTTCAAAAAACGGATAAAAAGAATGTTTAAGATGAAAAGAAACTGGTCTTTTTTTAATTTCTTTATCAGCAGATACAAAGTCCCAGTATTCGCCTTGTGTAACAACTTCGAATTTAATATCTGTTGGTAATCGCATAATCCAACCTGTATTATGCCAAAGTTGCATAGCAGGACATTTTACAGTGTGCCTGTTATCTTCTTTTTTAAAATTATTATTTGATACAGCTCTAAATGCCTCTTCGCTATCATCATTTGGAAGGTCTTTTGATAGTGACCCGTTACTTTTAAAATCAGCTGCAGCTTTTTTTATCCAAGAATGTTTATATTCAGATGATCTTATAATAGGCATTGTTGATTCAACACCTGGTTCTGTACAAATAAATTCTATATTTGGATTGTTTGTTTTTTCCATTATATAATCATACACTATATACTACTTATTGTCAATACAATAATTCTTTTTTAATAATATAAGAAAGAAGTTACTTTAACTTTTGCTTGCTAATAACTGTTTTCTTAATTCTCTTGCTCTTGCATCATTTTTTTCATTGTTTTTCATAGCCAATTGTTGAGCTGAATTTAGAGTTGCTTGTAAAGCTCTTGCTTCGTCATTTTTTTGTGTTATAGCTTGTGCTTCAGTTTTTTCAACGCCGCCATAAACAGTAACTTCTTTTGTTACTAAATTCAAACTTAATCTCCAACTTGAAACATCAGGAGTTTCAGCTTTAAAAGCTCTTCCTGAACTTAATGCTTGTTCTCCAGCTACTGCATCTTCTGTAAGAACTAGTCCGTCGTGTGTACCAAAATAAACTGTTTTCATAATTTTTTATCCTTATCTTTTAATTTCTAACTCCGCCAAAAGCCATATCGTTTGCACCAAAATTTCCCCACCAATTCACTTGAAACATACCAGGATAGTTAGTAGAGTAATAACCTCCGTGTAAATAAGTTCTGGCAGCAGGCGGACTAAAAACTCCTGTGCCGTTTGTAACTACTGAACCTGATCCAATAGAAGATGCAGAAGCTATGTTGGTATCATTACTTGTTCCTACTATAGAAGCCGCAGCAGCTGTTCCAGTAAGCACTTTAGTTGTTACTGTATGGTCTGAATCATTTGGGTCAAAAGACCAAGCGTATGTTCTAAATGTATCGCCGTCACAGTTATCACTCCATCCACCGTGAAATCCTGTTCTTCCCCAAGCAAAATAAGGGTTTGATCTTGAAGTTTTTGTTTGACTTACACTTATAAATTTTCTAGGATTTTCCAAACTCATGCAAAAAGCATTTAATCCTGGACCATAATAGTAATATGGCGTGTGTATCATTCCCCAAGTTCCATCCCAAGTATGATTAAATTTTGTGTAATATTGACTACCTTGGTCACTCATATATCGAGTTGTTGTAGAACCTTGAAAATCTTGCCAAGAACCAAATTGTCTAGCCGCACCTGTAATTCCTAAAGATAATCCTGTATTACAGTTGAATACACCATATCTCATACTGTTACCATAAGCAGAACCAAATCCAACATAACCGTTATTACCTACAACTGTAACCCAATCTTTATTGTTACCTGTTGTCCAAGTATCAGTAAAGTATTCAGTCGCCGTTAAATTATCAAAAAATTCTTTAATTGTTCTAACAGAATTTAAATCTTTTGATGATTTAAATATGTGAATAGTTTTTGCCGTTTCACTAGTTTCTCCACCTGAATGAACCATAACCAAAGTTTTAGTTGATTCATTATATCCAGTACTTACAGCATATGTATTAGTTACGTTCAACATATGTGAAGTATAATTGTAATAACCTATTTGTCCAGAAGCATTATTTCCTGGATTTAATTCTCTTAAAGTCTGCCTTCTGTTACAGAATAATCTTCTTGGTCGTATTCCTTCAGGAAGAACGTGATTAATTTTTGTCCATCCAACAGTAAACTCAAAACCTTCGGTTATATTATGGTAAGATTGCCATGTAATATCTCCAGCTCTGGAAAGAGTGTAATATTGTGCCCAAGGATATTGGTCTGTTTGATAGTTACTTCTATTCCAAATAGTATAAGAGCCATAACCTTGTGATGTTAAGTCACCGTGTGTTACATCAGTACCAAAATCATTAGTAGTGTAACCATGCATAGCATCACCGGTAATACCAAATCTATGGTGTGTTGTAGAATGTCCAGTTCCGCCCCAAGGATTTCCTACAATTTTATGGCCAGAATCAAAAATTCTAAATTGCCAATGTGTATTTCCATCGCCGCTATCACCTAAAAATCCATATAAAGGTAATCCTTCTTTACGGTGGTCAATTTTTTGTTGAAGTAAATTAATTAATCTAGCCATTGTTTATGCGTCTCCTGAATTATTATACGTAGCTTGTAAAGCTTTACGTTCATCTTCTTGTTTTTCCATTAATGCTAATATTAAATCTGCTTTTTCTTTGTTAGCTGCTGATTCAGCAGCGCTTTCATCAGCTCTTTGTTGTTGAGCTTGTGCTTCAGTTTTTCCAACGCCACCATAAACAATAACTTGGCTCGTTGATAAATTTGCTTTTAATCTCCAGTGTTCAATATTATCAGGACAATTAATTGCTATAGCTCTTCCTTGGTTTACTGCTTCTTGACCCGCCACAGTTTTATCTGTTAAAATTGATCCGTCATGTGTATTAAAATATTTTATTGCCATATTTTTTCCTAATTACTACCGTATAATCCTGTATATGAATGGTCACCGCCACCATAGTTACCCCACCAATTTACTTGCATCATTAATGGATAGTTAGTAGAGTAATAACCTCCATGTAAAAAAGTTCTTGATGTAGGTACACCAAAAACTCCTGTTTTATTTACGATTACCGAACCTGAAGTAATAGTTGATGCCGCAGCTAAATTTGTATCATTACTTGCAGGTACTAGAGTACCAGCATTAGTTTCTCCATAAAGTACTTTAGTTGTTGTTGTGTGGTCTGAATCATTTGGGTCAAAAGACCAAGCGTATGTTCTGTGAGATATAGAATCACAATTTTCACTCCATCCACCATGAAATCCTGTTCTGCCCCAAGCGAAATATGGATTACCTCTACTACTTCTTGTTACACTTACGCTTATGAATTTTCTAGGATTTTCTAAATTCATACAAAAAGCATTTATACCTACACCATAATAGTAGTAAGAACTATAAATCATTCCCCAAGTTCCGTCCCACGTATGATTAAATTTTGTGTAGTATAAAGATTGTTGATTACTACTATATGAAGTTGTTGTAGAACCTTGAAAAGCTTGCCATGTTGAAAATTGTCTAGCCGCACCAGTAATTCCTAAAGATTGTCCAGTATTACAATTGAACACTCCATAGTTCATAGTGTTACCATATTTTTGTCCAAATCCTACATAACCATTGTTACCTACAACCGTTACCCAATCTTTATTATTATCTGTTGTCCAAGTATCTGTAAAGTATTCAGTAGCCGTTAAGTTATCAAAAAATTCTTTAATTGTTTTTACTTTATTTAAACATACACTTGATTTAAATATATGAATAGTCATTGCTGTTGAAGTTGTTTCATTAGCTGAATGAAGCATAACCAACGTTTGCGTTTTTTCGTTGTATCCTGTGCTTACAGCATAATCGTTTACAACACTTAACATATGTGAAGTATAATTGTAATATTGAATTTGTCCAGAAGCATTATTTCCTGCGTTCATTTCTCTTAAAGTCTGCCTTCTATTACAGAATAATCTTCTTGGTCTAATTCCTTCTGGAAGAACATGATTGATTTTTGTCCAACCTATTTGAAATTCTAAACTCTCCGTATATTGGTGATATGACTGCCAAGTAACATATCCTGTTCTGGAAAGAGTATAATATTGTCCCCAAGGATATTGGTCTGTTTGATATATGCTCTTATTATAATTAGTCCAAGAGTCATAACCTTGTGTTGTTAAATCAGAATGGTTTATATCAGTACCAAAATCAGCACCGTGAGAATAAGCGTGCATACCATCACCACAAATACCAAATCTATAACTTGCTGTTGAATGTGTACCTTGTCCCCAAGGAGTTCCTACAACTTTATGGCCTGAATCAAAAATTCTAAATGACATATGTTCATTTTGGTCACCACTAGAACCCATAAGTCCGTATAAAGGTAAACCTTCTTTACGACTATCTGTTTTTGATAAAACTAATTGTGATATTGATGCCATAGTATTTTTTTCCTAAAATTTCTTGTTTTTAATTATAAAAGTTTTTACTTTCATATTTAAATTATGTTAATAACCATCCAATATAAGTTGATGTAACGTCTGGTGTAGTTTTAAATGTTAATCGAATAGTAGCGTAGCTTTGGTCGCAAGTTAAATTTGCATTATCACCTGCTATTTTATATCCACCAGCTTGAGCTACTGTAAGAGGGTTTGATGCCCAAGTTCCAAATGAATCAACAAATAATACTTGGTCATTATCTGCAGGAGCACTTGGTAAAGTCATAGTAAATGAAGCGGGAGTTGTGTTAATTATATATGCACCACCTGCGGCTGCCGTAAAATTGGCTTGTTTATATTCCCATAAAATTGAACTTGCAGAAGCCCAAATAGGATTTTGGCCAGCACCTTTAGTTTGTAAAACTTGTCCACTTGTTCCAGCTGGTAATCTTGCTACACCTGAAGCATCTCTATATAACAAATCACCATGAGTCGTAAGTGCTGTTACGTCTGCTCCTTTTTGGGCTAATTTACTCCAATATGTTGCACTTGAAGTAGCGTTTCCTGTGGAAGCTAAAATACAAATAAATGTTTCTCCTCCAAATGTTACAATGTCATCTACTACATAAGCTGTAGAGTTATTGTAAGCACCTTGAAATACTGGTTTAATTCTTCCTAAATTGAGTGTTGCCATAA